AGTAATGTAAAGACGACTTATCATCGTCTCTACACACGCTTCACTCTCCCTTTTCAGAATAACTGGCGTCGCATCGAGGGAAGACAGACGTGACGATACCATGGCTTGGTATCGTGACATCAGGATCTCCCTGAATGCTAGCACAGCCTCCTTCATTACTTTCTCTGTTAAAAACGGGTTACCTCTAAGGAGCATTTCCTTTACCTCCTCCTCCGAATCCGGAAGATGGAAAGCAAAGAGAAGCGCCCTTACCCTAGAGTTAAGTAGTCCAATAGATCTATTGAGACCACCCAACACTCTATAGCCGTACCCCAAGGTCTTCAGAAGACCAGGGAAAGTAAGACTATATTTTCGGGCAAACTGCACTGCATCGGAAAGTGAGAGTAAAGCGGCAAGGAACTCAGTCAAGGGAACAGGAGAAATATCCTGACCCTTATAAAGAGTTCTTTTCGCGAATTCGATACAGAGTCCCTTTGGACTAAGTAGAGACTTCGCTATACCGCACTCCACCCCGATGGCAGCTACAATTCGGAGATAAGCGGTTTTAACCCGCGGATCGAAGATCACAAGATCATCTCCAAGGATTGCGTAATCAGCAAACCAGGTTCCTACGGGAACCACACCTGCATCCCATGCAGCGGCTTGAACAAGGAAGTGGTGAGTCATGGCTAAACTAGCCCATGAACTCAGCGCTCCCATAGGTTGACCTACCGAGTAGTAGAGGTCTCTCGCGAGACCACCATACTTCTTGGTTACGGCCGAATAACTTCGGCCCACCAATAACCAAGCCCATTGTACTGCAAACTCCCTCGAAATAAGGGAGCTAAACAGCATAATTTGCAAGGCGATAGGCAATCTGTCAGTCGCAGCAGTCAGGTCAAGGCTATAAGCCGATTGGGCGATAGCGGCTTTCTCTCTAACTGGTTTCAGTTGATCGAAAGTTCCGTCCTGTGGGATATTCCGAAGAATATCAAACAGGAAATCATGGAAGGGTTCAAGAACCCATTGAGTCCATGCATCGCACATCGCAAATACCCTAACCTTACCTGCAGCCTCATCCTTAAACCCTAGACGTCCCACTCCACCGGAGAGAGACGGACTAAGGTCCAGAGGGAGCTGAGACGCACCTTCCCATATACGCATTAATCCGGGGTACGGAATTTTCGTTCCCGCCTCGAAATATTTAATAAAATACGTCACGGCCTTATCTAGACCGAGTCGACGTAAATTAACTGCGTTTACAAGAAGCACGAAAGGAGTTGTCGAAACCTGGGTATTAACAGATCCCGGGCTAGACTTTATGATGGGACGAGGTTTAATCCCTCTATCCTCCAGGGGTAGAACCCCCGGCATAAAGCCTTTCTTTATGGCCTTAATAAAGGCCGGTATGTATGAGAGAATTCGGAAGTAAGTACCTCCGATCTCCATACTACCTTGAATGGATCAGTGATCGATCCAAGTTTCAGAATGCCTGGAAACTCCAATACACGATAGAGGTTAAAGAGCGTGAGATAAAATCTCATCACTCTCAAATCTCCAGCACGTATTCGAGCCCTATCTTGCGATAGGATAGTTTTTGGATACCCAGATTGAGTTCTAGCAACTCTGGCTTTCAGTTCCGTGATATCATGGAGCCTGAAACCGCCGAGAGATTGCTGGAGAAGAACGGTATGTGACTTAAGCCACAGTACCAGTCCTTTCATTCCTTGACGTGAATGGATGGATTTACATCTGGACACAAAAATACGAATAGTGTTAATTCTAGATACAGTCGTAGCTAACCCTACCGGAACAAGCATTCTTACGAACGCCTGTATCAGTAGTCCCTTAGCTTTTACACTAAAGGTAGCATTAATTTTGTCTGCAGTAAGCACCACCGATGAGCTAACTCTGTTAGCCCACAGGATTTTGTCACGAATATTTTTATTGTGATTGATCATTGTGGATTTAGGTTACTGGGTTTAATCGATATTATACCTGGTTCCCCATCGCTGGGATACAGTCCCTATCCCCACCGTAAGGTGGTGTTCCTAGTCTCCACACTCTAAGTAATTAGAGCGGTAGCACTAGTTAACGGGCCGTTGGCAAGATTGACCGCTGATAAATCAGCAGTTCATCTTAACTCACATGATTCACACCATGTGTTAATCCTCGGCCACCCGTGATAGGTCGCTTTACTCGACGAGAAAATTAATCTTCGGTTTCCCCGTAAGGGGGCCGCAGCTACAGCGTAGACTGTATAGGAAATTAATCCTATTAAAGGTTCCACCAGGAAATCCTGTACGGTACCACCTCCTTTCACAGAGGTATACTTTCTCGGATGCGCGGTCATTTCTGGCCCACATCCCCCCAAAACTCCTGGGTAGTCCTTTGACAACCCAGGCCACTGCAGAGAGCAGCAGCGCTAGGTGCCCTACATACTTTAGGGACAACACACACAAGTAACCAGTAAACTAGTCACGAGCATATATTGCCGACTCGAGATTTCGAGTCACAACCGCCTTTCGG